CGACGCGATGCGCCCTAGCTCTGGAGGATCTCATGGTCCTTCCTGGCTTCGGTTAAGCCTTTCCCTTTGAGGGTATCTTCAGACTATCATTCAGCAGTCTGAATTGGTGTTCTCAACTACGAAGTAATGACTCGTAGAAGGCTTGATCTAGCAGAGCCTGAATAACTCTGTTAGGAGGTAGGTTTCTATCTAGAGATCTGAATGTCTCAAGATGATTGGGTTGTCACCCAGACTTTATTTAATCTAGGAGGTGGAACTCTATGAAGACTGATAAACATCAATCTTGCAAGGTGGTCAATGACACATCATTATATGATGGGCCATCTAAATCCCAGGTATATGATTCCTTTGTGGATCTGTACTCTGATTTAATCTCTGATTTAGATCCATTTCTAAATCGAGCCTCACTCTCTTTGATATCAAACTGGATATCAAAGTTTCTTAATGGATTCTGGAAGCAATCCAGGTCTGCTAGGACTGGTCAGGAGGTCAAGGATCTCGCTGATCACTGTAAAGAAAGACGTAATGATTTACAGAGCGTCATTTCATCATTTATCTCTGGCAAAGCACCTGCTTTCCCAGGAGACTTTTATGTGGTTTCAGATAATCCAAGAAAATTGGAAAGTCTGTCCTACTATCCTAATTCTTTCAAAGCTCTTCTGAGTTATATGGAAGAATTACAAGAAATTATGAGTTTTGTTGAACTCAAACAAAGTCCTGGATTTTATGTATACTTACACAAAATCACATTTCATTTAATATCTTCTTTTGATATATCAGAAGAAGAGTATGAACAGAACAAGGAGAAGATTATAATTCTTCTAAACCTTGCTTTAAGTTTAGGCCAAGTGTATGAGCATATGAACCCCACACCTGAAGTAATGGAAGAGTATGGCCAAGCACTGCTTAACCAACTGAGACAAGAGTCCAAAGATCCATCAGATGACTTCTGGTCTTTATTTAATGAGGTTGCCAAGGATATCAACGCACCCATGACAAAATCAAACCGTTATGTCCATGACATAATACGTGCTAGACGAAAATTCCGAAAACACGGAATTCGAAAGTACAGTTACAGTGATTACTACCTAACTGCGAAAGCAGCTACATGTACTGTCACTGTTAATAAGTCAGAAAGAATAAGGCTGAATGCTTTATACTCTTCTATTGTGGAAGATGATCCTATCAAGGATGATCCCAGAGTAATGGCTTTTGATAAACTAATAGGCTATCAAAGCGGTTATATTGATCAATATGATCTTCCTGATTATATTGATAAGGAAGAGAAGTTAGTAATCACTCAAATGATTCCTAATCCTGGTAAGTTCAAACCGAGAGGCATTCATATAGGATGCAATTCGATTCAGGATAGATGCAAATATCTTCACAAGGTATCTGCAGAATTTCTGAACACAATTGATAGTTGTTGCATGAAGCAACATTTCAATGGTGTTAAATTTCTCAAGAAGGTTACATCACCTTCATATAGAAGTGAACACCGAAACAATGTATTTGTCTCGGATTTCTCGAACGCTACTGATACATTAAATCAGCAGTTCCAGTGTAAAGTCATCGAAGTGCTCTTCAATAAGACATTTGCTGACTTTTGGGAGTTTATTTCCACTCTTCCAAAAACATTCCGTCATCCTTTAGATAATTCTCTAGAGGATTACATCCAAAATACAGGGCAACCCCAAGGATTGCTTAATTCCTTTGATGCTTTTTCAGATGCACATATTTTCCTTATATGCATGCTGATGAAAAGGTTTAACCTGACAGACGTAGAACTTTCTGACGTTCTCGCTATCGTAGGTGATGACTCAATTGTTTCCTATCCATGTGAATTGGAACTCAATGAAGTAGAAGGTTATACTTTCTACACATTCCATAGCTGGTTATGTGAGCAAGTATCACTTATTAAGAATGACTCAAAGACGGGTAAATCCTTCTTTGATGAACAAGGTAACTATTCGCACGAAGTTCTTGACTTTGCGAAAGTATCTATTCAAGATGGAGTATTTGTGACTCCAATCCCTTACGGATTGGCCTCGGCTTATGCTAATAAACCAGGCTTTACTGACATTCAGCTATATCTTTGGTTGAGCTCTAAAGATATAGTCTACAAAGAACTTGTTTATAGAAGGATCTTTAAGTTCTTCTATAACAAACCAGACCAACTGATGGCAGTAACTTCAGTAATGTCATCAGGGGAGATTCCTTTCTTGAAGAATTTTCAAGATTTAGATTTGTTCAACTCGATTGATTCAACAATCCGAGGTGTTAGTCTCTATGCGTTCTATATTAATCAACTAGAACACACTTTCTTGAACTCTATCCTCTCTGAAAATAGAAAGGATGAGATGAGTGGTCCCGCCTTCTTAGATAAGTCATTAGACTCTCTTGAAGAAGACTTTTACAAATTTAATTCTAATCTAGGAAACTTGATTGGAATATTACCTAAAAATCATAAGTACAATCTTATGATAGAAAAGAATATGCAGATTGCTCAAGATTTGAGTGATCTGTTGGAATTAGGTAAGGATAGAGAAGATCTCTCTACCCTTCTAGGAGTCCTTATAACTGATGAATACGCTCAGTTATTCGAATATGCTCTTAGGTTCCACAATCAAATTGTGGAAGCTATTCAGAATGATAAGCAAGACATATGGCAATTGTTTTGCTATCAAGACTTTTCAATCTTTAAAGAATTATCAGATCCTTTAAAGAACTTCCAGGTTAAATCGATGAAGAAAGCTTCATCGAATTCCGTTACTTTTATGAAGTCTTCTGCTTGGAAGACCCATAGGATTATCCAACAATCTTCTTACTTAGGAGATTGCTTTACTGACTGCGTATCTAATTTTATAGATACGCTCCTCCAAGTTGCAAAGATTCATGAGTAAATCTTTGTGCTTAAGTCGACAGAATGATTGCAAGACATTCTGGCAGTGTAGTCTACTGTTATTAAACAGATAGTTCAAGTAGTAGGGAATATACCCTTGCTGGTTGGATGGGATCAAAGTGCATCTGCACGTAAGGC